CTTAATCTTTTGATTATAATCAAGAGGATTCTTTTTAGCATCTTGAGAGGCTGAAGTGAATATCATTCCTTCTCCACCTTTTGCAGTTTTAACTACGAAGTCAATTAATTCTCCATGACCTTTAGTGATAGGATTAAACCTACCAAACGTAAACGCAACTGGTTTATTCTGTGCTTCAGTAATATGTTGTATAAATGTTTTCATTACTTAAACGAGTCCTTTGCCCAAGTCAATTTACTGAATGATCTATCTTTACCACGTGCGTTTTGAATTGCTTTGCCGTCTTTAAAAGCAAAGAAGTATTTTTCTGAACGTGAAGTGCCGACTTTAATGATAACATCTTTACCATTAACGTATTCTAATTCTGGAGACCAAGTCTTTAGGTCAATCAACTTCTCATTCTCTTTAGAGACTGTCTTGTTCATCTTCCAACCTTCGTTTATGTATAATTCAAACGATTTCATCATTCTTCCTCCAAATCTCTTGGTTTACGTTTAGACCCTTTAAGTCTACTCTTTTCTGCCTTGCCTCTATTTGTAGAGACATCTTCATATCCTACGATCTTACCATTAACATGAGATGCATCCATCCCTTTATGTTCAGGTTTTCTGTGCTTTCTGTTATATCTATTCAATTCCCCACGATAGTTTTTTCGTTCATCGGACGATTGAAACTTATCATACTCTTTTCTATAATCACGTAGATGACACCACTTACATCCAGGAACTGGTTTTAGTGATTTCTTTTCTTCAATAGCGCAAAAGTCTTTAAATGTAAAGGGTTTCATATTATCCCCAACTCTTAATTGCGTTAAAGTTTGCTTGACTAAATTCTAGTCTATCAACTAACTTAACTGCACTATTCGATAACGTATCAATTGCAACAAACCCTTCTGGACCAGTTACTTTATAACCAGTGGTCGTCTTAATGAAAGCAGGAATACTGTTTACTGTTTCTAATTTCTTGACAATCATCATCTTAATATCAACTACTGCATTATGCCATTCTAGTGCATGGGCAAAAGTTCCTGCCATTTTACCAGAACGTAGTTCTTTAAGGAATCCGTCTAATTCTTTTTGTTTCTTTTCTTTACCCTTTTCGCTCTTCAGTTTATCAATTTTCTTTTTGTAGTCTGATGTTACAAAATCAATAAACGTACCAACTGCTTCTTGTTTCTTAGTAAACTTTTGACCTTGTCTTACTTGAGCATTGATGTAAACTTTAACCAATTTAGATAATGAAGTTTTTCCAAATAATTTACCCATTGATGTTCTATCAAGTAATCCAAGTTCTTTATGAGCATTTGCTAATAATTTTTTAATAGCTGTCATCTCTTTCTTAGTCATCGTAGATGTACCAGACGTATCACGGAACGTAGTATCAGTAAACCACACAGACGATTGTTTAGTGAAATTACTAAGACTAATATTGAAATTAGCAGACAAATCAGCAATAGTATCACCAGTATAAGTTGTATGCCAAATCACACCTGCTTTTGCTTTACTAATAGTTTTTTGTAAATCCGATCCCATAGGAACTGCATACGTAATAGTATTAGGAGTAAACGTCAAATAAGATTCACCGTCAATAGTTTCTTTTTTAAGGTCTTCGGGAGTAAACATGAAGTCGCCTTGAAAGATACCTTTCATTTTCATCTTAGGAAATTCTTTAAGGGCAACTTTTAATTTATCAGCAAGTCCACCAGAGTGATTCTTATCGATATCAGCATTAGTGTAATTGATTTTAGGTGTCTTATTGAATATAGACTTAGAACCAACAAAGAACTTACCGTTCTCTGGGTCATACCCCGCAATGATTGCTGGAGCACCATCCACTTTTGCCTGTATATTTACAGCACGTTTTGAATGACCTTCTAAAGAATGAGCAACGTCGTCAAGTATTTGAAGAGCCTGTTTGGCACCATCAACACCGAAGTCAAAGATTGCGTCTTCAACATGCTCGAGATGAGTTAGTTTTTCTTCGGTGATGTATGACTTAAATGATTTCATACATATATTTATAATAATTACACCTTGAAGTCTTTAAATGCATTCTTTTTCTTAGACCCTTTTGATGAAGCAAACACACTTTCAGGTTCGTCTTTGGACGAATCGTTACCTAATATATCAGTTTGAGCATCCTGTTCAACATCATACCACTTCATCTTTGCTTTGTTGATACCGATAACAAATCGTTTGTTTAGGTTCTCATCACCATACCTATTCTTCAATTGTTTGACCATTACTTGGTTTAATTCTTGTAATTCTTCAGTTTGAATCAATGCAAGGAATAAGTCAGCAGTAGCAGGTAAACCAAATGATTCAGATGTATCTTCAAGACCCATATCAGATGACGAAAAACCTGTTCTATTAACTTGTGTTGCAGACCAAATAGGAACGTTATATTCTACAGCAAGACCACGTAACTCTTCGGCAATTGCTTTAACGTATGTATAACTGTTCACGTTTTGAGCACCACTAAGTCGTTGTGAAGCACAAATGTTTAGATAGTCAATGTAAATGATATCAGGAACGAAGTTCTTTTTCAATGCCAATTCTTTTAATAAGTGTCTGAAGTGCCCAGCATGAGCAGTTGATGTTGGGTATTCCTTAACAATCAACTTACCTTTAGTCTTCGATTGAATTTGTTCAATCTTCTTAGAATAACGTTCAAACGATAAGTCTTTCAAACTGTCGACTTCAACGTCCATTAAATTAGCATCGATTCTTTCAGCAATACGTTCCTCTGCCATTTCAGCAGTAATATATAAAACGTTATGACCAGTAGTAAGATTCGCAGATGCCATGTGACACATACCAATTGTTTTACCAACACCAGTTCCTGCCATAAGAATATTTAAAGTTTTACGTGGAATGCCGCCTTTTGTAATTTTATTAAGATACTCAATATCAAAAGGAATACGTTCTTCTTTACGCTGGTAGAACTCATATCGCTCTTCAGCATTATCTAAGAAATCGTGTCCAATATGAGTATCAAATGAAACACCTAAAGCATCAGATAACAACTCAGTGATACCACCATTAGAAGATTCAGGGTCATCAATAATACCAATCGAATTCATAATGGCATTATATACTGCCTTGTCTTTACAAAACTTCTCAGTCTCATCAACTAACCATTGGTCATTAGAATCTTCTTTTGCTAACGAATTGACAAGCATAGACGATTCTTCATAGTCCGTAGAACTTAAATCTTCACGACCGTCAATAGCAAGGTCTAATGCTTCTTTGGTAGGAACGTTATTGTATTTTGCGTAGAACTTTTGAATCTCATTAAATACAATTTTATCAGTATTTGACTGAAAATAATCATCCTTTAAGAATACAATTACACGTCTTGCATAGTCTTCATTATATATTAGATTCGATAGAATCGTGTTTTCGATACTCAATCATTTCCCCTTTTGCATTATTTCAAGCATATGTTCTGTAATCAGTTTAGATAGTATTTCTTGAACCTCAGTTTCATAAGGTTCGGAGGCAACATCCTCTTCTACAGCACTATAACTATATGATATTTCATTATCATTGAATTCTAAATCGAATACAGCAATGTCAGTTTCATCAGAAGTTTTTATGTAAAATATATCCTTATTCATCGTCACTTTCTATTAAAGAAGTTCTTCCGATAGCATATTTGTTAGTCATAAATGTTTTGAATTCGTCATTGTTGATAATACTTTCCCAAAACTCTTTAGTGTGGGTATCTTTTTCTCGTACTTTCTTTTCGGAGACTTCACCTGTGGTAGTATCAATTTTAGAATACCATCCTAAACTAGGTTTAACAACGTGACCAGATTCAATCGCAACATCTAGTAGACCAGAATATTTCTTAATTCCACCTTCCCATGTTACTGATACTGGAATCTTTGATTTTTCTTTTGTGAATCTAGATTTTTCAATATTGACAATAAAGTCGTATCCTTCAATTTCAGTACCTTTCTTATTCTGACGACGACCAATAACCCATACGTTGTCAGCAGAATACATCACACCAGTACCACCAGATACAACTGATTTAGAAAACATTTCTTGAGTTTGGTATGTGTGATTGATAGCAATTAGAGGAATATCTTTAAGAGTCAAATATGGTGTAACCATTCTGAATAAAGATTTAAGTTGTTTAGCACGTGTCATATCAGCAACAGATTTGCCGTCTTTAGCGTCATCCATCTCTTTCTTAGACGCAAGATTACCAATAGAATCAATCATAATATAAACGTTATCCTTGACATCCATATCTTCAAGTTGATTTACGATGTCAAATTTAAGTTCTTCAATGTTTTTAATAGGAACGTGTAATACTCTATCAGTATCAATATCAAACGATTCAAAATATGATTGTGGTGTACCAAATTCTGAGTCATAAAACAATGCGATTGCTTCGGGATACTTGTCAAGGTATGCCTTCATCATTAATAAACCAAATGCAGTTTTAAAGTGTTTTGATGGACCTGCGAGAACAGTTAGTCCAGATGTGATACCACCATCCATTCTACCAGATAATGCAACGTTCACCATTGGAACGGAAGTCGGAATAACATCCTTTGCGTTGAATAACGCAGACTTAGAAAGTTGCGTCGATTTGATTGTGCCTGATTTCTTCAGACGTGCCATTAAGTCACTCATAATATAATTCCTTTTTTATTCAATATACCTCTATTATACCCTACAAACGGGCAAAAGTAAAGTATTTATCTACGAACAGGATTGTCGCGTAATTCTTGTAGGTTTGAAGGTTTTCTTAAATTTGCCCAACGTGTGAAATAAATAACAGGAAACTTAGGAAATAACTTCAAGAAACCCTTAACGTCATATTGAAGGTTTGAAGCAATTTCCGTATGGGTTGAAGGTAAAGTCGCCTGTCCATAATATGCCCTGCCTTCTTCCAGCAAGTCAAGTCTCTCGGTTGTTGCCTGGAAACCATTTATTGCCATGATTTCAGATGCAATAGATTCAGACCAAACGTCACCAACAATATAACCATCAATATCAAGTTCGTATTCTCTATCACTTTGGATATCTTCGTACTTTTGACGGTTAGTCAGGTTCTTAATATTTTCTTGGAAGTTGTCAACAAAAGAGTCAAAATTTTTGCCTTTGCTTTCTTCTGCTACTGTATCTACGTTAATCTTTGCCATATGTTATCTCTCTAAAAAAATGAATCTAGGGAACTTTTCCTTTCCCATTCCCAACCAATTGGTTGTAAAATGCCCTCTAGTGGGTTTAAATAAGTTTTCTGAAACTGTATATCATAATCAATTAAATTACTCATATCAAACTCTTTAGGCAACCCACCAACAAATGATATTACATTTTGATGATATTTATTTGGTAGTTTTAAATACGCAAACTTAACCTTAGTTCCAGCATCAATCTTCTCAATATTTTTCAAACCATGATTATCTAATAACTTATTATAGAACCACGTACATGAATAGGAACACTCTTTTCTTGCGTCAAGTATTTCTTATATTCATTAAGTCCTCTAGGGAACGAAATATCCTCAATAGGGAGATTATTAAACTCTTCCCTATATTTAGTTACTAATTGCTGTAATTCTACTTCATTTCCTGTTAGAATGATTTTAACAGATTCTTTAAGTTTATCCCTAACGTTAGATGGTGTTGACGATTTCACAATCTCTAATCCCATTACTTTCATCTTAGGTTCTGCGTATCTAACACCTTCATTATCATAAACATTCAAAGCATAACGTTTCTTAGCTGTCCATAGTCCAGTATCAGATATTGCCTCACGACCCATTTGCATCTTCTGTTCATATGCATTAACATAGTCAGCAAGTTCCTCATACGACTTATCAATAAAAGGTTCAATTGCCTTTTGACTTACTTTATCTAAGAAGTTTACAATATCCTCTTTGGTTGGACTTTTACCTTTAAACGAACCTTCAACAATTTTATTAAGTCTTAGGTAAACAGAGTCTGTATCAATTGCAACAACGTAGTCGTAATCCTCAGTCTTACAAATATCATTCAAATAAGCATTAAGTTTCTTTTCAATCCACTTAATTGCAAGTTGGC